GAGAAAACAGAGGAATAACTAAATGGCCGTATATTTAAGCAACACAGTTCAGGTAACGCTTAATAGCGTGGCTTTGACAGATCATGTTACTAGCGCAACTATTAACCGCGTATTTGATGAACTAGAAGTAACTGCTATGGGCGATACAGCTCATAAGTTTGTAAAGGGTCTAGAGGCCAGCACAATTACTTTAGATTTCCTAAGCGATACAGCCGCTGCAAACGTAAACGCAACCCTGCAAGCTGCATGGGGTACAACAGTACCTATTACGCTAAAGCAGACAAGCGCAGCTACATCAGCTACCAACCCGTTATTTAGCACTACGATTTTGGTCAACAATACGACCGACATTAACGGTGCTGTTGCTGACATCGCTACACAAAGCATTACATTTACTTGTAATTCACCAATCGTAATTACAACTAGCTGATAAAGAGAATAGGGGCTAACAGATGGCTAAGTTAAAGATCACAAAGGCTGATGGTTCATTATCTGAACACCAGATAACACCATCGATCGAATACGCGTTTGAGTTATATGCTAAAAAAGGTTTTCATAAAGCCTTTCGCGATGACGAGAAGCAGTCAGATGTTTACTGGTTGGCGTGGGAGTGTTTAAGAGCTGCAGGCGAAACCGTGCCAATGTTCGGTGCACCGTTCTTAGCAACACTTAAAAAGGTTGAGGTTCTGGATGATGACCCGGAACTATAGGGCGTGACTCGTTTACTTACTTGGTCGCACGGATCAGTTTGGAAACGGGTATCGCGCCCAATGATTTACTAGCACTAGATAGCAGGATGTTCAAGACTTTATTGCAGGCGATGAAAGACCGGAACAAGGAGATGCGAGATGCCAGTAGCGGTAAAAGGCGGCATTGAACTTCGTAAAGCCCTAAAGAAATTTACACCTGATCTAGCTAAAGAAATGCAAAAAGAAATGGGTGCGTTGCTTAAACCTATTTCTGCTAAAGCGCGTGGCTTTATTCCAGCCAGTGCACCGCTATCTGGTTGGGGTAAAACAGCGCCTACCGCTAGATGGTATTGGGATGGGCGCGCAGCTAAAAAAGGCGTAGGTTACAAAACCACGCCTAGCAAAGCTAATCGGTCAGGTTTTAGATCCTTAGCGCGTATTCAAAATGCATCCATGTCTGGCGCAATCTATGAAACTGCTGGGCGTAAGAACCCAGGCGGTAACTTTAGCCCACGTTTACCAGGTCAATTAGTCGGCAGTCGCAAAATGGCAGGCCGCGCAATCTTTCGCGCATGGTCAATGGATAACGGCAAAACTAACGCAGCTGTAATTAAAGCCATTGAGGATGCTAGGGATAAGTTTAACAAGGCTGTGGGGTCTAACTAATGGCCGTTGATCCATCAGTAAGAATTGATATAGCTGCCGAATTTACTGGCAAAAAAGCCTTTGACAAGGCAGGCAAGTCCACATCAGCTTTAGAAAAAAACGTTAAGAATTTAGCAGCAGGATTAGCTGCAGCATTTAGCGTAAAGGCTATTGTAAGTTTTGCTAAACAAGCTGCAAAGGCAGCTGCCGAGGATTCAAAAGCTACTGCCATACTTGCACAAAATTTAAAAAACGTAGGCCTTGCCTATGCTGAAGTACCTGTTGAAAGTTTTATTAAACAGATGCAACAGCAGACTGGCATAGTAGATGACCAGTTACGCCCGGCATTTTCTAAACTAGCTCAGGCAACAATGTCAGTCACTAAGAGCCAGGAATTAATGGGCTTGGCCTTTGATATTTCTAGCGGCACGGGCGTGGATTTTAATACAGTAGTAAACACTTTGAGCCAAGCGTACTTAGGCAACACTAAAGGTCTAAAAAAACTTAATATACAAATGACAGCTACGGAATTAAAAACAGCTAGTTTTGCTGAAGTTCAAGATCAACTTAACCTACAGTTTAGAGGATCTGGTAAGGCAGCTCTAGAATCTTATGGCGGCCAATTACAGATACTTGAAACAGCAGCTAACGAAGCCAAAGAAACTATTGGATACGCTTTACTAGATGCCTTAAAGTCTTTAACCGGTGAAACAGATATTCAAAAACTGGCTAAAGATATAGATAATGTCGCTGGTGCAGCTGCGTTATTTATTAAATTAACATCAAAAAATGTAAGTCCTGCTGTAGGCGTATGGGGTTATTGGGCAAAATTTGTAGAATCTATTCCAGGTTATCAAGATACACTTGAGGATTTTGCTGAATATTTAGATGTAGCACTATTTCCTACTGGGCCGCTAGGCAATTTTCAAATGAGTACCGGCACAATATTAGATCAATCTGCTACACAATTATCTAAGATTGAGCAGGAACGTGCCAAACTTGAACGTCAAAGACTAGCTAAAGAAAAGGCAGCTGCGGCAGCACGTTTAGCAGCTGCTAAAAAAGAAGCTTTGCTAAAAAAACAGCAGGCAACTTTATCTAAAGCAGCGGCTTTATTTGATCTAACAAAAATTCAAATAGCTGCCGCGCTAAAGGGCAAGATCAGCGATGAGGAAAAAACTCGCTTGTTACTCATGCAAGCTATTGAAGAAGAAAACGTAGATGAAGCCGAAAAATTAACAAAGAAGTTAGAGGAAATACAGGCTAAAAATGCCAAGATTGCCGCCGATCTTTTAGCAATCGGTGCGACCAAAGATCCGTTTTCTACATGGGCTGGCAGTTTAGCTTTAGCAATAATAGAACTAGGTAAACTAGGCAAAAGCATAAAAGATGTTCCCGGTTTAATTCCGGGTGTTAATTTTAATCCTAGCCAAAATGCAGATCGTAATTACGATATGAAAGTAGCCGCCGTAACAGCCGTTGTCAACGATGATACTGCAAGCATTTTTGCAGAAAATGACACTATTGATGACATTTTGACAAAGGTAGAAAATGCCGCCGCTGAAGCTGTAGATGCTGCTACATCAGTTGCTGCATCCGTAGCAGAGGCTGAAGTAGTCGTGGCTGCCTTAGCTGCAGCTACTACAAACGCAACGCCTGGTATTAACTTTAATCCTGGTCAAAGTAGAGATCGTAACTTTGATGCCGGATATAGCAATACAGCCCCGTCTATTACTATCAATATCGAAGGCAACGTATTAGATGGTGATGACTTTACTGAGAAGGTAAACGATGCGCTACTAAATGCTAATAGGACAGGTATGCCAAAAGTAGCTGCCGGTACGATAGTTGATGGTGGATAATGACAGTTCCAGTAATTAACGCGGTTATTAACTTCTCTACTGGCCCTAGTTTTGCACAGGCCTTTATTATTGGCGAAGGCATATTAGGTACTAACGTACTGGCAGACTCAGCTGCAGTTATCGTAGATGTTAGCGATGTAGTAGATAGCGTAAGCATTAAGCGCGGCCGCAACGCCCAGGCCGATGAATTCCAGACAGGTACGCTGACCCTGCGTATTGTGGATCAGAACGGCGACTTTAACCCACAGAACCCAGGCAGCCCATACTTTGGCCTATTAGATCCAATGCGTAAGGTATCTATATCGGCTACTTACAGCGGCACTACTTATCCAATGTTCTCAGGGTTTATTACTAGCTACACAACCACTACGCCTAAAAATGCTAACGATGTCGTGTACACGACAATTCAAAGCGTTGACGCACAAAGATTGGCTCAAAATGCCCAGATAAGTACAGTAACAGGTGCATCCGCGGGCGATTTAAGTGGCACTCGCGTAAATCAAATTTTGGACACTATTTCATGGCCTGCATCCATGCGTGACGTAGATGCAGGTTTAACCACTATGCAGGCAGACCCCGGCACGGCTCGTACATCCCTAGCTGCATTACAAACTGTTACCAATAGTGAGTACGGCGCGTTCTACGTTGATGCATCGGGATCTTTCGTATTCCAGGATCGATCAGTAACTACTGCCAGCATCGGCGGCACACCTACAGTATTTAACGATAACGGCACAGATATTGGCTATTCCAATGCAGTCTGGCGACTAGATGACACCCTTATATTTAACCAGGCTAACGTGACCCGCACAGGCGGCAGCGTTCAAAGTGCTACTAACGCAGCTAGTGTAGAAAAGTATTTTGCCCATACTTACAATATCCAGAACTTGCTCATGCAGACCGATGCAGTAGCCCTGGACTATGCGCAGGCATACGTTGCAAGCCGTGCCGAAACCAGCGTTCGATGCGATGCAATCGAGCTAGACCTATACACAGACAATTACAACACAGGCATAATTGCCGCCCTAGACTTAGATTTCTTTGACCCGGTAACTATTACTACTAACCAGCCAGGTGCATCTACCCTAACTAAGACCCTGCAAGTTTTCGGCGTGGCCCATAACGTTACCCCTAATAAATGGCGTACGACCTTTACTACACTTGAACCTGTTATTGACGGGTTTATATTAAACTCAACCCAATATGGCGTTCTTGATACGTCAGTATTAAGTTACTAAGGAGATAACAAAATGGCAGCTGGATTAGGTTTTAAGACGTTTTTAACGGGTGATGTACTAACGGCGGCAGATACCAACGGCTACTTGATGCAAGGCGTGCTGGTTTTTGCTACTGCAGCAGCTAGAGATAGTGCTATTACATCGCCGCAAGAAGGCCAGTTTGCCTTTCTTAAAGATACTAACACTACAACCTACTACACAGGCTCAGCTTGGACTGATTTAGTAGTGGCAAGTTCCCCAAGTTATGTTGGAGCTATTGTTTATGGCGCGGTAAATCTTTCTTACGGCTCAACGAATACGGCTGTGTCAGATTTAGGAACTGAGTTAGTTGACACAAACGGATTTCATACTGGCACTCAATCCCGTATGACAATTCCAACTGGCTACAATGGCAAATACCGCATGGAGTTAAACATTACGTTTGCAGCTAACGATCCAACAGTTAGAAT